ACGCCGACCAATCGGTGGCCGAAGAAGCCGCGCCGCCCGCCGCTGCTCCCCATCCGGCCATTTATCGTTCCCCTACTTTGGAAATTCCAAACAACATTCGAAGCGTCTGACACGTTGCTTTCACGATCACATCATCCAACTTATTGTCAGTTTTCTCGGCAAACTCCTCCGCCATATCCAGAACAACCGAAAGCAACCGTTTTGTATTAAGAATATTCATTCACTTTCTCCTTATTAAAAATGATCGATCAGTCCGGGCACAGAATAAACAGGCATTGGACGAGCACAGGTTAATTTCATATAAGAGTCGAACAGAAAGTGTGGTTCCGAAGGAACAGCAATCACACGGTCAACCGGAGGATTTTCCTCGATGAATGTGGGCGACAAGGTCGGCAAATTATCAAAGTACTGAGACAGATGCCACACGTCCAGCGGAACTGTAGCGTCGGTTCGAAATAAACCTGTAATCTTCGACGGAAAATAGCGATATTCGGCCCATCTTTCCTGATAACCAAAAACATCATCATCCGCCTCGCCGGCCTCCAAAAATATTTCCTTATTTAACACCGCCTGCTCGCCCAAATGAGCTAAAGCGGGCCAATAGAAATCATAACGCGAACGTCGAGAGAACATCCGATTAAGGCCTTGCTGATAAGTCAAATCCGCACGAACCGAAACCAGCCCGAGAATAATAGAGTGTTCCGTGAACGACTTCACAAATCCGTTGCCAGATCCCGCGGCTAGACCAAATGCCGCCAAGTTACCCTGGGGCGTAGTCGCATCGGTCGAAGAGGTTTGCTGAACCGGATTAATATTAATTGGAATTGTTGTGCCGCCGAGATATTCCGGACGTTGCAAGCGTGCGTCCGGCGAAACCGTACCGAAATGGGAGCGAATAATTTCGGTGTAGCGAGTCCCGCCGCGCGCATCTCTCTCCATCAACTTCTGCAACTGAAAAGCCTGGCGCAGAGAATTAATCGTTGAGGCGGTGGCCGAAGACAGGTCGGTTTCCAATCCCTCATTATATTGTAACGAAGCGTAAGCAACACCCGTTTCTTCTACCCACATATTTGTATTGGCTACGCCAGAATCTCGAGTAATGCCCGTGATGTTCAGGCCGTCGCCGTCTTCGTCAAATTTAAAGCCGCCCGTTGGAACAACAGGAGCAGATTCACCAAGAGGAAGTTCCACACCCGGGCCTTTTTGTGGCCACGGCAAGCAAGAGGTGAAATAATCGTGCCGCTTTCCGCGTTTCAACAATTCGAAATCATCCGGGTTGTCGGGGCCGTCGCCGCGAGAGAACGCAACAGAATCCTGAATATTTTGATCGCGATACCACTCATTCCAGATCAGAGCGTATGCGCGATGCCAAAGCGCGGAGGCCGTCACTTCCATATTTATGGGCCAGCCTAAATAATCAGCAAGTTCTCCGGTCTGAACATTTGGCGTATCCGCCAGACTATAATCAATTTGAGGGATAAGGTAGTCGGTCGAATCATCCGGATCATCTTGCTCTCCCATCATGCGCCGGAAGTTTTCCCAAACCAATCGAATCGGAACAGCAAAATAATGCACATCCATGACCATATTATCCATGATTGGAACGATCGGAGTCGCCAGTCGAGCGAAAACGGTAGAGCGCAAATTGAACGAATCGCCCGGAAGTGCTTCGTCCGCGTAAAAGGGAATTAAGTAACCAGAATCGAACGTTGTTTTATATCCGTGAGAACGATCAAAGGAAGATCTTGGGATGTTGGCCTGAGGAACTTCAGAAAACTTGTGTTTCATGACTGATTTCATTACTTTTTCTCCATTTTTACTTTTTGAGACTAACACGTGGTGTCAGTCAGACCAGTTACATCAAGAAGAAACTGGTCAAGCCTCTCCCGTTTCGGGTTCGGCCGGAACAACGGCGGGTGGCACCGCGGGCTGGACGGGAGGCTCCACCGCGGGGGGCGTCACATCGGGGGGGGGAGGCTCAGAAGTGGGTGCGGCGGGGGGGGCTTCCTTTAAGCCAAGCGCGACCGCTTCAGCGTCATTACCCGGATCAGCGACAAAATCAAGCATCTTGGCGGGAGAATTACTAAACATTTCGCACACATCAGACGGCAATCCCGCAAAATAATCATTCACAGCCACAATTCGACATTGAACAGACATCAGATCAGCGCCATCAGAAAAGTCACCGTACATTGGTTCGCGAGTTGAGGGAGAATCAACCATGACGCCAGTTTTAACGTAGCGCGCCATGATTGTATTCACATCGGCTTCGCCTTTAAAAGACTGTTTGGCGCGAGAACGACCACGCTCGCCATCAAACAACACCCGCACTTTCGGCGCAGGACTAAAACGAGAATATATTTTATTATTCATTTTCAGGGCCTCCAGGATCGGGAACATCACTACCAACTAAATTAAGAACAGATTGAACAGGGCCTCCAGGATCGGGAACATCACTACCAACTAAATTAAGAACAGATTGAACAAAGACCGGAGCATCAAGAGAGGTCAACAGACCAGAATCAGAATCAAAAGAACCAACAGAGTATAAATTAAAATCAGAAGGAGACACAGACAAAATAGAGTCACCAGAATTGCAAGCTCCGGAAATCATACGACAGGCAACTGCATTATTAACACAAAAGAAAGGCGTCATAAACGCCGCAAGCTTAGAATCTAACACCGCATACACATTAAGTTTCATATTCTCTCTCCTTTAAGTTGACACGAATATGAGCAACTTCTTCGCGAACGTGCAAGCGCGAAAGAGAGTTATTTTCAGAAAGAGAGGAGGCCACAATCAACCGCTTACGCTTAACTTCTTTCATATCAACAGGTTGCACAACATCAAACAATTTATCATAATACTTCGCAGGACGACATTTAACCGCACCGCGGACGACGATTTCATCGTCAGGGTAAACATCAGAAGAATATTTACTTAACCAATCAGCACCAAGACCAGGACGACGCGACATCGTCACATAGGGAGGAAGAAGAGCACCGTAGTAATCAGAAGCCTTTTTACCCGTCACCTTTTTAAGAACATAACGCGCGACATAAGCCGCAGATTCGAAGGTAACATCACCAATCAAAGCAAAGCCAAAAGGCCACAACTTCTCAAGCAAAGAAGAACGATAGAGTTTCACTTTTTTCTTAGAAGACCACAACACTTTATCAGGAAAATCAAAATTAAACAGGCAAGCATGATGGTGCGGACGACTAAGCTGTTCGCCGTACTCTCCGCAATGGAAATATCTAACTTTATCATCTGCAACCTTTCGTAAGCGCTTCATGAACTTCTGAAAGTCAGACTTCACCAAAGAGCCGGAAGGTTCAAGATATTCATTAGAAAAAGTTAGCGTAATAAAACAGTTATTCTCATAAAGAGAAGCCTCATGAACGCATCGTATCGCCCACTGGCGCGAACGCTCTAAACGGCAACCGATACACTGACCGCAAGGAAGAGTAACGCGAAGATCCGAAAAAGCATCGTTCGGAGAAAAAACGATAGGCCTCTTTCCGTTTTCATTAACGCAACGCGACCTATAACCGACTAAAGGATGATAACAGGGCATGGCCAGCCCTTTTTACAGGCGCGTTCCACCGCGCTTAATACCTTGACGGCCCGAATTTCGCCGATGCGTACGATCGGCGGTTTTTGAAAAATATTTTCGATCCTTTTTCCTGTGCAATTTTTTCCTGTATTTCATCGGGTCGCCCCTCCTCTTTTTCGTGGCATAACCAGCCTTTTTGACTCCCAGGCTGAATTTACGCCTCGGTCATTCCAATACTTTTTGCGCTTAACGTTGTCATCATAAACTTTGTGTGCAGAAGAGTTCACGCTTTTTAACACATCTTTAATCATCTTCGAAGGAGCAGAATTAATAACACGCTTAAACTGTCGGCCTATAAAATCACCAATAATACCCTTCGGCTTACTGCCTCCGGTCCTCGTCCGAATACTATCAATTTCAGCGTCAAGCTTTTCATACTGCTTTGCCATCAAAGCAGACTGTAGCGCGGACGAGCCTCTTATCGGAGAAGTTGGAGCTTGAGACATCGGCGCATTAAGGCCAGCACTGCCGCCGGGTTTCATTACCGACAAAATTGGGTTTAAACCCGCTTTGCGAAGATCCTCAACTTCCCACTGATGGCGATTTGAATTAAGCCACTCCGTTGCTTCCAACTGGCGTTTATATGCTTTTCTCGACGCGCCACGGTTAATTATCCGAGAAGCGGCAAACGCCGACCAATCGGTGGCCGAAGAAGCCGCGCCGCCCGCCGCTGCTCCCCATCCGGCCATTTATCGTTCCCCTACTTTGGAAATTCCAAACAACATTCGAAGCGTCTGACACGTTGCTTT